GGAACAATTGCAATGATTGATACGATTACTCAAAATAAAATATTGGGTAGAACTTTTAATGCAAGTGTTAAACAAAGAACTATAAAAGAAACTATGATTGTTAAAGAATTACCAAAAACACAAGTATATTATGGTTTAACTGGTGGATTTAACAAAGAAGATGTAGTTTCAAATGTTGGTGCAGGATTACTTATAAAAACTAAAAAAGATAAAATCTATAATTTGGGTATTGGTGTTGCTAATAGAGTATCCGATGGAACTAATGGAACATTATCTCCATATATTGGTGGTGGTGTTTATTGGAAGATTAAATTCAAAAAATAATGGGAGTTCAAGGGCAACCTAAGAAATCATTAAAAGAGATAATAGCTGAAGAATATCGCAAGTGTGCGTTAGACCCGATTTACTTTATGAAAAAGTATTGTGTCATTCAGCATCCGGTGAGAGGAAAAATACCCTTTCACCTTTATCCTTTCCAGGAACAATGTTTAACAGATTTTAAAGATAATCGTTTTAACATTATTCTTAAATCACGTCAGTTGGGTCTATCGACCTTATCTGCGGGGTTTATTTTATGGAAGATGTTATTCAACCAAGATTATAATGCATTGGTAATCGCAACCAAAGTGACTGTAGCGAAGAATCTGGTAGAGAAGGTAAGAGTTATGCACGATTTACTTCCTATTTGGTTAAGAGATGGTGGTAGTAGTTCGGTAGAAGATAATAAACTTTCCCTTAAATTAAAAAATGGTTCTCAAGTAAAAGCAATCGCAAGTTCTCCTGACGCAGGTCGTTCGGAAGCTCTATCCCTATTAGTTGTGGATGAAGCGGCATTCATTAGAGATATTGATGAAATTTGGTTGTCAGCACAATCAACACTATCAACGGGTGGTTCTGCAATTGTATTATCTACTCCAAATGGTGTGGGTAATTGGTTCCATAAAATGTGGGTAGAAGGTGAGAGTGGTGCAAACGGATTTAATTGTATTAATTTACATTGGACAGTACATCCAGAAAGAAATCAGGCATGGAGAGACGAACAAACCCGTATCTTAGGAGTTAAAGGTGCATCACAAGAATGTGATTGTGACTTTGTTGGTTCAGGTGATACGGTAATTGAACCCGCATTATTAACGTGGTATAAAGACACCTATGTTATGGAACCGATTGAAAAAGCTGGATTTGATGGTAATTATTGGAAATGGGAACATCCAAATTACAATAGAGCATATATGGTTGTTGCCGATGTCGCAAGAGGTGACGGAGCCGATTATTCTACCTTTCAAATTATTGATATTGAAGATAGTTCACAAGTTGCAGAATATAGAGGTAAAATTGATACAAGAGATTTTGGATATTTTTTAACGGCAGTTGCAACTGAATGGAACAATGCACTTTTAGTAATTGAAAACTCAAATGTAGGTTGGGCATGTATTCAAGCCGTTATTGATAGAGGATATGGAAACCTATTCTATATGAGTAATGACTTAAAATATATAGATGTTGAAAAACAAATGTCTAACAAATATTATAGAGACGAAAAACAAATGGTAGCAGGATTTTCTACTACAACAAAAACTAGACCACTTATCATTTCAGCATTGGATACCTATATGACAAGTAAAGATATACTCATTCGTTCTAATAGATTAATAGATGAGTTATTTACATTTATTTGGAGTGCAGGTAGAGCAGAAGCTATGAAAGGATATAATGATGACTTGACAATGGCAATGGCAATTGGACTTTGGGTTCGTAATACTGCACTTCGTTTAAAGCAAGAGGGTATTGATTTAACAAAAAATATGTTGAATTCAACTCAAATAAGCAAATATGAAGGATTGATAACAACTAACCATTTAAAACAAAATCCATATGAAATGGAAATAGGTAAAGGTGAAATTGAAAACTTAACTTGGTTACTTCGTTAATTTTTATATATTTATATGTTGAAACTCTTATAGATGAATGAAGATTTAAATAAATGGTTTAAAGAAAAATGGGTAAACATCGGCAAAAAGGTTGATGGTAAACACCCACCATGTGGAACTTCGGGAGAAAAAAAGGGTTATGCTAAATGTGTTCCTGCCGCAAAAGCTGCCGGAATGAGTAAAAAAGAAAAAGAAAGCGCAACTAGAAGAAAAAGAGATGCACAAAATGATGCAGGAAGAGGTGGAAAAGATAGTAGTGGACAAGGTAAAACACCAATATATGTTTCAACAAAACCAAAAAATGAAACTATGAACATAGAAGAAAGAATAAATTTATTTTTAGAAAAGAATTGCCCAACTGACCCGGGTAAGTGGTCTGCAAGTAAAGCCGCAGCTAAGTCTAAGTTTGATGTATATCCATCAGCTTACGCAAACGGCTGGGCTGCAAAAAACTACAAATCAAAAGGTGGTGGTTGGAAAACTTGTAATGAAGGTGAAGTCAATGCACTTTGTGAAGATTGTTGGGATGGGTATAAACAAGTTGGTGGTAAAATGAAAAATGGTAAGATGGTGCCAAATTGTGTTCCTGTAAGTGAAGATATTGATTCGGATGATGATGTAAACTATGGTTTAGTTGAACCTGAAGAATATGATGTGGAAGATGAAGATATGGAAGACTTCATTTCATTTATGAGAAATTATTCAAAAGAATTGAATGAAGGTGGTTGTCCATGTGTATTTGAAGCAGAATATCAGGGCAGAGATGTAAAATTAGGTAAACCGATGGCGGGTGATGTAAAGAAATTTAAAGTTTATGTAAAAAATCCTGCAGGCAATGTTGTTAAAGTAAACTTTGGACATGGCGGAACATCCGCAGCATCCAAAGGTGAGAAAACAATGAGAATAAGAAAGTCTAATCCTAAAGCAAGAAAATCTTTTAGAGCAAGACATAATTGTGATAATCCAGGCCCAAGACATAAGGCAAGATATTGGAGTTGTAGGAAATGGTAAATTTGGAAATGTGGAAAATTTTCCATATATTTAAAAAAATAGAATTATATTAAAATGGCAGATAAAACAATATTCGGTAGGTTACAAAAATTATTTTCAACAAGTACCATTGTTCGTAAAACACAAGAAGGAGTTAAAGTTATAGATACGGATGAGTATCAAAATATGACCACCAATCTTGTTGATAGATTTATGAAAATGCGTGTTACCAATTATGGTACGGGTCAAGTTGAATCATCAATGGCATATCAGCAAGTTAGAATCGATTTGTTTAGAGATTATGATTCAATGGACATGGACCCGATTTTACATGCTGCATTGAATACATATGCAGATGAAACTACTGCCAGAAATGAAATGGGTAATGTATTAAAAATCCATCATGAAGATGATAACATCAAACAAATTTTAGAAAATTTATTTTACGATATTCTTAATGTAGAATTCAACTTATGGCCTTGGACAAGAAACTTGGTTAAATATGGTGATTTTTATTTACAATTAGAAATGGCTGAAAATATTGGTATTGTTAATGTACTTCCAATGTCTACATATGAAATGAGTAGAATTGAAGGATTCGACCAAGAAAATCCACAAAGAGTTAAATTTGTATACGCACCATATCAAAACCCATACAACGCAGTAGGACAAACAGCAAAGAAAGAATATGAGAACTATGAAATTGCTCACTTCCGTTTAAATAACGATTCTAATTTCTTACCATATGGTAAATCAATGTTAGAAGGTGGTAGAAGAGTTTGGAAACAATTGATGTTGATGGAAGATGCTATGCTGATTCACAGAGTAATGAGAGCTCCTGAAAAAAGAATCTTTAAAGTGGATGTTGGTAATATTCCACCAAATGAAGTAGATAACTACATGCAAAAAATCATTAATGGTTCTAAAAAAGTTCCATTTATAGATGAAAGAACGGGTGAGTATAATTTGAAATACAATATGCAAAACCTTATTGAAGATTATTATATGCCAGTTCGTGGTAGTGATAATGGTACTTCAATTGATACTTTGAAAGGATTGGAATATAATATGACCGATGACCTTAACTACTTAAAAGGTAAGTTGATGGCGGCATTACAAATTCCAAAAGCATATTTAGGATATGAAGAAGATACAAATGGTAAAGCAACTCTTGCAGCTATGGATGTTAGATTTGCAAAAACAATTGAAAGAATACAAAGAGTTATCATCTCCGAATTAACAAAGATTGCAATAGTACATTTATATTCACAAGGTATTGATGATGATAGATTGACTAATTTTACATTAGAGTTAACCATTCCATCAAAGATATACGAACAAGAAAAAATTGAATTGTATACTTCAAAGGTGGCATTGATTACACAAATGCAACAAACCAAAATGTTCTCCAAAGAGTGGATGTATCAGGCTATTATGGGATTAGCTAAAGATGAGCAAGATGATTTGACATTGCAAGTATTAGATGATACAAAACAACAATTCCGTTTAACATCAATTGAAACACAAGGTGTAGACCCTGCAAAGGAAACTGGTACCGATGCTCCTACAAATATAGAAGAAGAATTAGATAGATTAAAAACTGAATTAGAAGAAGATAATATTGGTAGACCAAAAGACCCTGTTAGATATGG